TCAAAGGATCTTTTTCATCTACAATCCAATCCGGATATGATGACCGATCCATTGCAAAAGCTAGGCTTGTACTTTCATCCATACCAGCTTTGCGGCAAGCAAGATAAACTTCATTAGCTGCAATAGCCCAAAAATCTAGTTTTGTTAAAGGCGTATCTTTTGTAGTGCGCCTACGCTTTGCTACTTTTTTTACTTTGCGTTTAGTTGCCATGAGCTAATCATAAATCATAAAACACCGGAGATAGCCCTGTGGACACCTTCCTCAAGACTAATCTTTGGTGTGTAGTAATCACTCATCATTGTTGGATCACCTACTCGGTAAGCCACCCCTGCCGGCTTGTCAGCCAATATATTAAACCTAGGCATCTTTGTAATTCCAAGAGTTTTTAAGGCTATCTGTGATAGCTCAAGGAAAGTGGTAGGTCTGCCTGTACAAAGATTGACTGTCTGATTGCAGTTGTTTTGTGCCATAGTCACTACAGCATCTACTACATCATCAATGTGTATAAAGTCCCTAGTAGTAGTTGCACGCCCCCATATATCAAATGGATTTGAGTTAAGTATTGCCCTTTGCATAATTGATGGAAAGGGGTAGGTCATATCTTGATCAGTGCCGTAGCCACTAAAAGGTCGGAGTATCAAGACCTGTGTACCCATCTCACGCAGGTAGCTCATCAACATCTCACCTGTTAATTTAGCCCAGCCATAGCTCATATCAGGTGCGCCAATTTTCTTAAAGTTTAGATCCTTTTCTTTAAGCTTATGTTTTTTGTTTAAGGTTTGTAGCTCTGTCGGATAGGCAGCGGATGAGCTAAAATAAACTACATAAGGTTGCTCTGTAACCATGCACCAATTGGCAAACTCAGCATCAATAGCAAGATCTACAGCTAAACTTAAAGGCTCATTTTCTATCTGTTGCCGCCCACCTACAATAGCTGCAAGGTGTATTACAAGATCATATTTTTTTGTTTCTAACTTAAAAAAATCCCGACAGTCTGTACCATTTTTTAGATCTACTAAAGTCAATTGTGCATAAGGTAAGGCACGCCTAAAGGCTCTACCTACAAAGCCATGTGAGCCGGTAATTAAGACTTTCATTTAAGTGCATAGACAAGATCTGCATACTCTGTGGATCTAAGATAAGTCTGTAAGGTCAGTAGATCTTCCTCATACCATTTAGGTTGATTGACCCTCTCATAGCCTTCATCCATAGGAGCTTTACCAGCTGCCGGGTGCAGGTGTTCAATGATCACATCTGGTAGATAAACAAGACAGCCAAGATCTATTGCCAATTGTTTTACAAAGTTATCAAAATACAAATGCTTACAACCGGGGAAGGTTATGCCCCTAAGCTCATCAACAATATCTCTCGTCATTGCAAAAGCTGTAGGCAGGTTTTGACCCTGCAAAAGATCATCACCATAGGCAATGCCGGTCTTACCTAATAACGCTTTTTCAAAAGCCTTTTCCCAATCCAGCGATCTAGGCAGGTGATCATCACCCATGAAAATGTACAGATCATAAAGAGGGAAGCGACTGTAATCAAGTAAAAGCCTTGCAGCATCATTAAGAGCGTGCGCACACCCACCTGTTTTATTGTCCGAAGGTAGGCACTTGTAGTTATCATTTTTTGCGTACTCATCCCATTTTGGATCATCATTATCTACAACAGCGTATAAATCTACAGATGCGTTTGTGCCAACAAAGGATGCAGCTAATCTAGCCATGTTTTCAGGTCTGCCCCTAGTTGGCACTATCACGCAGCTTCTCACAGGGTAAGGGTAAAGGTTTATTGTTTAGTTATTAGGATCTCATATAGCGTGTCTAATTTTTGCTCAATGCGTACAACTCTGCCTTGTAAATTATGACCACCATTTTGGTCATCTATTAGCTCTGACAGATAATGATTTACTAACCATCTGACTGAGGCAACCAAAGAGCCTACAATTGTTAAAAGTGATACCGATAAGGCTGCCCAATCATTAGGACTCATTAGCTGTTAATTCCAAAATTTTTATCTGTAGGATCAAAATAGCGTGCCAAAGGTGCGACCAAGGCACCGGCCAGAATTGATAGCTCTGGCCGTACATCTGCAACCAAAGCCAAGACTGTGGTGACAGTAGCAGCGGCTAGACTGCGTAAGTAAGATTTAACAATTGCTTTTTGTTTCACAGTTAATTTCATTTAAGTCCTAACTCTTTTATTTTAGTTTGCACTTGAGCTTTGTCTAAGGCTATTTCAAAATGCATTTCATCCTTACGCCTTTTGTAGTTACCGCCCCATGACAAAGCATATTTGACTATAAGCAATTGTATAGTATTTCTTTGATCTTTTGTAAATGTATTTAATTTACCTAAAGGATGTTTTGTCGCGTTCAAATCTACAGCTGTGCCAGATGAGTGATTGCTTAGGACTTTATCTGATCCTCTAGTCATGCGAAAAGCAAAGCCCCAGTCATCTAATTGACCTTGATCAATAGGCTCTACACGCTCATGAAACTCTTGGCAAAAGGCAACAAGTATTGGTGCTACATCTTTTGCACATGCAATCTTAAGAGATGTGCCGGGTATTGCAAAAGACTGTATTCCTATAGCTTTGCGGTCTTCACTAGCCGGCCATCCATTAGGACTTGTTAGCTCAATAATTCTTGCCATCCATATTAAGAAAGCAAAAGTTTTGCTTCATCCTCAGTGATACCAAGTTTGCTTAAAAGCTGTGCCTTAGCAATTGCCTTTGCTTCGGTTTCGGCTTTTAAGTTTGCAGACTCAAGCTCATTAGCATTTATTTGTGCAATTTCGTTAGCAGTTGCATCTCTGACAATTTCTTCACCAGTTTCGCAATTGACAATTTTAATTTGTGGTTTTGTATTAGTCATTAGCTCACTCCGTATAAAAGGGCAGTACCAGATGCAATATTGCCTGAACCATAGTTAAATCCTAAACTTGTAATAGCGGTTGTATCATTAGCAGTATGCCCACCAGAGGTGCTTATTGCGCAAGTATTTCCGCTAAAATCAAGAAATGCACTACAAGAACTTATCGCTTTTCCGCCATTTGTTGATGTGTATTCATAAAACCAAATTGCAGCTGATGTTTCATAGGCAGTAAAACCATTACCTTGTGAATTTGAAATTTGAATTTCGTTTTCTCTGTGAAAAACTGATGTTGTTCCGCCTGTGCGTTTTGCACCCACCACCATTAAAGTAACCGCAGTATTGTTTAACTTTAGAAAACTGTCCTCGCCATTTACTGACCCTCTAAAGTTTTTTAAGATTAGTAATAAATGTTTATAGGTTTGTGGGATTGAAGTCAAAACTGTACTCGCACCAGTTAGTGTTGTTGTTGAAATTAAAGTCATGCCACCACTTGCCGCAGCAGCACCAGCACCTTTAATAAAAATAGCAGCAGATGTGCTAGTAAAATCTAATGTGCCGCTTTCGTATTGTGCTAAAGCTAATGATGAAGCTGTATTAACTGTGGCTGTGCCAGCAGTAATTGTGCAAACTCCTGCACCTAAATTAGTTATTTGTACTGTATCGCCAGCAGCAAACAATGCAGTATTAACTGTAATTGTTGTAGCACTTGTAGAGGTCATTGATATTGCAGTACCGGCATCTGCGGCTACTAATGTGTATGAAGCTGTTTTATTAGATGCAGCTCCGCCTAGCATGGCAGTCTGTTGCAAAGATGTTAATTGACTGGCAAGCAAAACCTGGCCAGTAGTAAATGTCTGTTTTGCCATGTATCTCCTAGTAGCTCAAACTGTCTTCATCAATTCTTCCATCTACCGCTGAGTCTAACAAAAAACCAACGGAAAAGGGTTGAGCGCATGAAAATGTTACAAGAAAAGAATTAGGTGTGATTTGATATTGTACACCGGCTATAACGCTATCACTGACCACATTGCCGGCAGGTAAGGTTTGTGTAACCTCAATAGGGTCAAAAATGTCAAGCTCTAAAGCTGCCGTAGTCCTTGCAGCATCATCTTGACTATAGGCATCTACAGTCAAAGAATTTAGCTGTATATTTACACCTTGCTCTTTGCGTGATGCAATAATCATTTGTGCCTGATTTAGAGCATCTGCCTCTGTTTGCATGATGCCCGATCTGACTCGGCTATGTTGAAAATAATCATCAATGCTTGCAGAGTCTTGAGCTGTCTGCCCTGTCAATCCTGCCGGCGTGACTGTAACTTTGTTAATCATCTGAAAGTCAGATATGTCAAACTCTACATTTTGATAGGTAATGTCACCTGATCCATTAACATCTGAGAATTTTGTAAGAGCTGCTCCAGAGTCAGTGATGATGTCTGTTCTTGACATAAACCTAACAAAGCCCCTTTGATCTACATACAAAGCCCCTGCCTCGGTCTGCTCAATTTCTTGCAGAGATGCTAATAAAGATCTTGAAGCTCCAGTGTCAGCTTGTACTGTAGTAGTAGCTGTAGTTGAGATCTCTCTCATGCCGCCCGGCCAATCTCCGGCATCAAGCAAGCTTGTAACTCTTTGCGCTGTAGTTTGTCCGGCAGTGCCACCGCTGACTGTAGTCAAGGTAGTCAGGTTAAGCAGCTGAAAACCATCTACACAATTAAGTGTTACATAAGCCGGGTCAAATCCTGTAGGACTTTGGTAATTCCAATCTTGTACATAGAAAGATCCAAGGCTGTAGGTAATGCTGTTGAAGGTTGCAGTCATGCGGATCTTACGCATAGGTTTAATCTTGCCAAAAAGAGGTGAGCCAGTATTAGCAGGATTAAAAGTACCTGTTTGATCTACAAAAACTATTCTTGCACTGCCACCTACAAATGAGTCAGATGATCTATTAAAGGCACGCCTTATGTAGCACTGTGTAACAAAGGCTGTTATATCTACAACATCCGCCGCAGCTGTACCTAATACAGCTGAGTCTAAAACTGTATTTATATCATCTAGCACAAGAGCCGGATCAAAGGAAGCTCCGTTGCTGAAATCTACCTCCGCCTTAAATACTGCCGCCGGCATTATCTACCTAGGTTTGCTAACTGGGTAACTGCACCGGTGCGGTTTAAGTTATACAAAACATCTTGAATAACAGATTGCAATTGACCCTCAGAGATTACAGATCCGGCAACATTGACTGTGACTCTTGTACCCATGCTACCCATGCGATCTAATGGGATTACAGCCTCAGCTCCAGCCTCGCCAATCATTGCAATTGTGGGACTATTTACAACGCCGCCCTCTGCCATCTTCGGTAAATATGAGGGGTAATCTCTGCCTGTTTCGCCGTAGTATGTGCCGGCGTAAGGATTTACCGGTGGTAACTTATCTTGTCCAGAAATACCTTTTTGCTCTGTTACAGGTATTACAGTTGCGACAGGAAATCTTTTCTTTTCTATCTCATTTAGCAGTAGAAGCATTTTGCGCAATTCATCATTAGCTGCAAACAATTGTTGTAAGTAAAGCAAAACACCGGTTGTAGTCATGCCCCATTTTTTAGCCAACATTTCTACCTCTTCGGTAGAAATCACACCATCTTCAATAACCTTGAGTACATCTGCGTAGCGTTGAGCCTCATCAACAGCATCTTTTGTGCCATCTGCTAATTTTTGTAATATCTTTACGCGGATCTCATCCTCAGCATTTAACTTACGGCTTAAGGCAGCTTGTAGGTTGATCTTATCTAAGTCAAACATTGACTCAAGCTCTGCCTTTTTCTTGTCTAGTGCAGCTTGAGCAGCCTTTTCTTTTGTAAGTTTTTTAGTCTTGTCTAAAGCGGCAGCGGCAAACTTGTCAAACTTAGCTTGTAAAGCTGCTAGTTTTGCGGCAGCTTCTTTCTGCTCTTTAGTTTGCTCTACAGTTTCTTGTGTTGTTTCAGCTATTTTTTTGCCGTCTGCGGCAATACCACCAAAACCCTTTTTGATTAGATCTAACAAGCCCGGCAAAACCGGAATGCTTTGAAAACTAAATATTTTGCTCAATATTGGGTCTGCATCAATTGACCTGCCAAGGCTTTGAAAAGCATCTCTAATCTTGTCAATCTTGTCAGCTAATGAAATTACAATATATCCGCCGTTTAGTCCTAGCTGTTCAAGCTTTGAACCAAAGACATCTGTTGCATCACTGCTACCAATAATGATTTCGGCAGCTGTAATAAATCCTTGACCTAAGTTTTCTTGAGCCTCACCTGCACTGATTTTGAGGTCATCTAATTTTGAGCCAAAGGTTGCAGTAGCTCGCTGAGCAGCTCCGCCAAACTTAAGAGTTAAGTAATCTGTTATATCAGCCAAGCCCATTTCTTCGGCTGTGACTGCATTGAAGCCAAGCCCTAATTGACCCAAAGCTCTAAATTGTCCTCTATTGGCTTTGCCTAAAGCATCTGTAACTGAAAGTAAATCAACGCCTGAGCCTTTACTTGTGTCAATTGCAACACCTAACAAACCTTGTGCCTTACTTAAATTACCTGTTGAAATAATTAAACCATTTAAGGCAGGTGTTAATTCATCCTCAGTAATGTTTGTAGCTGTTTGCAAATCTGTAATAAAAGTTTTTACACCTGCTAAAGATCCTAACTCGTTAATTGAGGTAAGAGATTGCTCTATAGATTTGTCTAATCTTTCCTGCTCAAGTGCAGCTCTTATAGATGATCTGGCAAGTCTGTCTAAGGCAATTGCCGCACCAATACCAGCTGTGACTAAGGCGGCTTTTGTGGCAAACTTACTTGAGGCAATAACCTTGTCAAAGCCCTTAAGCTCTTTGGTAGCCCTTTGCAAACCCTTTTTGTCAAACTTAGTTAAAAAGTTAATTACAACATTTTGACTTAATGCCATTAGTTACCCCTAAATGTCTGAGCAAGGTACTTGTCAATAACAGCTCGGATGCCGTTCAAAGCCTGTTCACCTTTTTGAGCTGTCGCTTTGTAAATAACTCTTTTACCTTTGCCATCTCCGGCAATTGCGCCATGAGCTTGTGACACCTTTCGGATAAAGCCCTCACTAGCATTAGGGTTGCGGCTCACTCGCCTTGTCTTGCCCCTACTCCTAGCTGTACCGCCACCTGTTAATTCAAAAATTATTCCCGGCACTGAAGCATTTACCAAGGCTAGAGCTGTTGTTTCAATACCAAAACCGCGCCTTGCTACTTTAACTTTTGCGCTTGTAATTTTTACACCGGCTATAGCCTCTTGTTGCGACCATTGCCATCTTGATTGATTTGTTTTGCCATAGGTGCGGCCTCTATGAGTTTGATCAAAAGCCCACCCCCATGTAGGTGGATAGTAAGGTTTAGTATCTCTCCAACCCGGAAACACCTCAGCCGGTATAAAACTCTTAGCTAGTTTTTCTACAGGCTTAATTTGTTTGCGTAATTCTTTCTGAAATAATTTTTTTGTATCTGGATTAACTTTTTCTATTTTTTCCATAAGTTCATCTAATCCTGATACATAAACAGCCTTAAGAGATCTGTCTGACTTAAGCTTTGCCACTATCTCCGCCTGACTGTCCCTTTTGTTTTTGCAGCCTGTTCTTGCAATATTGCTTTAATCGCCATATACACTGCCGGATCAACCTCTAACAAATCTTTAGGGCTAATTCCTGTGCTAACCGAAATGGCGGCGACTTCCCAAATTTGTCCATGTCGGTCTAGCCATTTTTTGCTTCATACAATAAATCAACATCTATAAATTGATTGATGTAATCATCACCAAAAGCTAGATCAGTCTTGCCTAGATCTTTTTCCAATCGCCAAGCAAGCCACCACAAATCAGACTCCATTTGTAGTTCACCTAATCTCTTACGCCATCCTGTTTTGAACTCAGCCTCAAAGGCCACTTTCACAGATGGCGTAAGA